AATCAAAGCATTAACTTGTTGGTCTTTTTTCTTTTGGTTATTATAAATTTCCTCTAATAAATCAGAGAATTTTTTCTTACCAAAAACAATATTTTCAAATTGTGACATAAATATACAATTAGTTTCTTATAAATATGAAACTCAAAAACTTGTATATCCGTGTTCTAAATAAAATACGTAACCTTTTTTAAATATGTCATAAAGTTGATTTGCTATTTTAGTAATTTTAGGAGTTTTAGCATCAACTTGTTCACGGATATAAATGTAAAGAGCTTTTTTATTAAATACATCTAAATATTCTCTTTTACGGAATAGTTCTAAAATTGCATCTGCTATTTGAGCGTCATATTCCTTAGGAAATAATTCAAATATATTTTCGGTGCAATATTCAATAAATTCATCTATATACATAGATAAACGTTCATTAACCGGAGAATCTTCTAGGGTGTATGAGTGATTTTCATCTTCCTCTAAAACATCTATGGATAAAGTATCAACACGTTTTTTATAATTTTTCTGATTGGATAAAATTAAATAACGTTTTGCAATAGTTCCAAAATAAGAATATGCTTTGGTACCTTTTGTTTGATCGTAAAGATGGATTTTGGATAAAAGAAAAGTAATTACCTCGTGTTGTAAATCCTCTAAATTAGTTTCTTCAGTATAATAAAATTTAAAAGTATGGATAATATTTTCTGTTAGTTTGAAAAAAGCATAATGGATTTTATCCCTATAAAGTCTACTTCTAACATTAGGATCTTGAGTATTATTATATAAAACAATAGAATCCTCGGTTTCTTGGGTAAAATATTGTACCCCTTTTTTCTTTTTTTCCTCCACCCCTATCATCTTATTTTAAATCTTTAATAATGAAAACATTCAAAATGGTTTGAATAGATTTAATTTGTTCAAACACAAATCCAATTTCATCATCGGCCTTAAACGAACCTTTGTAGTCTAATTCTTTTAATTTTTTATCTGATTCCTCAATCGTATCTGAGATTTTATTGAGATAGGTTTGATAAGAGGTAAGAATTTGTTGTTGTTTTACTAATTCATCCTCTTGAATTTCGTTTTTACGTAGGAGGTTAAAGGTCGTGTAACTTAATAACACGACCAATATTGAAAGAATTGAAATTGTTAATATCATAAATTATCTAATAGATTTTTTAGTCCTTCACTCTTAACAGTATTTAAAGCTTTGACTTTTTTATCTGAAAGAGCAGGAGCTGATTTTTTATTTGACTCCAATGTAAATGATTTCTTTGGGGTCTCCACGTTACCCTGGAATTTTGGTAACCATTCTCTTTCAAACTCAATACGAGCAGCCATCAAATCTGCCTGATGTACTATATAAGGGAGAGAAGTACGTGGTTTTTGTTCTGGCATGAAATTTAAAAGATATTTTTTATTTGCTTCATCATATAAACCATCATGAGTCTGAATAGTAATCATTTCATTAAATGTATACTGAATACCATGAGACTGGAGTAGAAATAATCCTCTATCAGGAACAGAAGCAAATGGGACTTTATTATTAAACATATAATCCTCACCAAGTTTTTCTTTTCTCCAATTATCAGTCTGAGGGATATATGATTCCTCTTCTTCAGAACCCATTTTACCCAGGTCATGATTAAGAGCAGAAAATACTAATTCTTCTTTGGTGTAAGTAGATAAATCAGCACCCATCATTCCCCATAAATCATGAAGATGAAGAGCACAAGTAATAACACGATTAACATGTTCTACATAACCTCCAGGGAAAGCATTGTGGTATTCTTTTTTATGAGCAGCAGGCATTAACATCAAACGCTCAGAAAATTTTTCATAAAATTCAATTAGTTTTGTTTTACGAGGTTCAGAAATATGATCCTCAATAAAACCTAATAACCTCATCCAATTATGTTGGATATCTTCTGCTGTTAAATTCATAAATTATAATGAAGTATTTATTTCGTTTGGTCCTAAAGGCTCTTGTTGTACAAACATTTTAGCATCATTGATACTATCTCTCATTTCGGTGATATGTTCATTAACTATCTCCCAACTTTGTCCACGACGGAGAGCGAAATTGAGTTTCTCAATACACCCCTCTATTTTCTCCAACCGTCTCATTATTATATCTCTGTTTTTCATATTCTTATTTTTTCAAAACCCGTGATTATAATATAACAAATAAAAAATTTAACTCCAAGCTTAAGTTAAAAGAAGTTTTACAAACTCTAAATTCTTTTTTAAATGTGCACACTTTTCGTATTCTTCTTGTTCCTGGAAGTAATTTAATGATAATTCTAGGGCAACTTTTAAATCTACATCTAAAAAATGATAAAGAGCTTCTTGGTGTTGTCTATCCTCAGGATTAACTTTTATAATATAATCCCAGGCTCTAGTAAATACTACAAATTCTCCTGCTTTATCTATATCTACAGGATCTAAACTATCATCTATTTTATCGAAAAATTTTATAATTTGGGCATTAAATAAATGGTGATTATAAATAAGTTTTTTAAACATACCAACCCAAAACAAAGGATGATTTTTATAATCTTTTAATAAAATATCAGTGGATTGGGATTTTTCCTTCATGGAGCCGAATTCCTCTCCATCAAATAATCCAAATATTTTATTTATGTCCATCGATAATAAATATAGGTGTCATAAACTTTCGTATAACGCCTATAATAAATTATCTCGTAAAATTTATGGATTGTGTCGAAAGACACAAAATTACGCTAATAACGGATAGTATTCTTTAAAATGCTTTAATCTATCTGCTAAACCATTTGTACCACCATTTACTTTCTTAGTTACAATAGTTACAACAGCATCAGTGGCACCTTGATCACAAATAGTCCAAAGATTGTTTGTATTGAAAAAGAAAGCGGCAGACATTAAAGGATATTTTGTAGCAACTAAGTCTGGGTTAGCTAAAATATCATCATCTACAAATTTATCAAATTGAGTATAATTTGATTTTCCTGTCAATTGAATATAGCCTCTTCCTCTATGTTTCCATCCATCACCTGAGGCTTCATTTCCATTACCCATTCTGTTTCCATAAGCACGGTTTGCAATCATTTCAGGTTTAAAAGCATATTGAGCAGCATTAGTAGCATTGAATAATGAAGGCCACATTTTAGGTAATTGAGCGGCAGCATATCCTAAATTTTCACTTACTGCTGTCCAGTTTCCTGATTCGTGAGCACATTGAGCTAAAAAGTGTGTTAATCTTAAAGTATTAGTAATATTAAATTTAGCAGCAGTATCAGGAATTTGAACAATAACATCTCCTGGAATATGACCTACTAAATTTTTCAATTTAAATGGTGATTCTGGAATTACTAATGGAAACATTAATTCCCATGTTTTGGGACCTACAATTCCATCATCTAATAAGCCATTAGCTTTTTGCCAAGCTTTTACAGCTGCTTCGGTTTTAGGACCAAAAGTACCAGCAGCACTTCCAGCATCAACCCCTAATTTTTCTTGTAATTTTTTTACGTTTTCTCCTGTTGAACCAATTTTTAATAACATAATTATTCTTCCTTTTTAGTTTTAGTTTTTTTAGTTTTCTTGGGTTTTTCTTCGTCTATCTCGTTAATTTCATTTACTTTGGCAGCAAGTTCTTCATCAAGTGTTGTTTTACTTAATAAGTGTTTAACAATTGCTTTCCAAAAATTTAAAAATATTTCTTTCATTATCCTTCTAAATTTTGTGTGTTTTCTTCTTTATTTTCTTCTTGTTGAATTTCCATAGTATCTTTTTTGTCTTTCTTATTCATCCATTTATCAACAGATGCAATACCAAATGAACCTAAAACTAATACCATAAATCCATCAAAAATGAATTCATTAATTATTAAAGGAGCACCAAAGTATCCTGTAATAAGATCAACAGCTAATGCTATACAAAGCATAAAAAATGCAATAAAACCAACTACTGCTTTTTCGTTGATTGAATTGTTATCGTCAAATAATTCTCTAAAAAATTTTCTCATGTTATTTAATTTTTAATTTCTACTGAATCAGGACCTAAATTAAAGACTTTTTCTATTAAATTCTTTTTCTTAGGCATTTTTTTAATTGTTTCTTTTAATTGATAATCTTTAGATGCTAAAGAATCTTTTGTTACTTTAAGTTCTTGTTTTAAAGTATTATTTTCTTTTTCTAAAGTCTCTTTTGATTTGTAAGTTTGTTCAATCTTTTTTTCTAATCCTTCAGTTTCTTTTAACATATTCTCAGTTTTTTCTAAAACAGTAATAGTGTCTGAAGAAGTAGCAGTTGTTGAATCAATATATGATTCTTTAGTTTCAACTGATTTTTTGGAACAAGATAAAAGTAAAACAGGTATTAATATTAACTTTTTCATTTGCTAACTCCATTTAATACCTCTAATTTAGCGGCAGCACGAGCAAGTGTACTATCACTTTTGCGAAGTCTTTCTTCTAATCCATCTAATTTAGTTTGTAATTTTTCTACTGTTTTACCACAGTTTTCAACTTGACCTTGATAATTCATTTTGTTATCTACATAAAGATAACCAATGGCAAGTAATACTAGAAATAAAAGACCTTTAACTGGGTCTTTTGAAAATTGTTCAAAGCTAATTGGTAGTTTCATAGTTTTTCTTTAATTAAAAAACCATTAATAACAACCTTAATCAATGATACATATACAAAAGGATAAAAAAGAACCCACCAAAATTAATTGATGGGTTCATAGCGAATAAACGCTTCGTCTTCAGTGGCGTGGACCCTGTAGGACTTGAACCTACGACCCCCTGATTATGAGTCAGGTGCTACTAACCAACTGAGCTAAGGGTCCAAAATGAATTTAACATATGAGAAACTTGTGGTTCTACGTGGAATCGAACCACGAACTAGACTTTAGAAGAGTCCTGTTATATCCGTTTAACTATAGAACCAAGTACTAGGTCACCGATGCCACCTAGTGTGAGGAGATTTAACGTGATTTGTCTGTATTTCAAGTCGCAGGCCTCCCTTGTTCACGAACCCGAATCGGTTTTAAGGTGCGGAAAGTGAGAGATTCGAACTCCCGGACCTGTTACAGTCAACAGTTTTCAAGACTGCCGCATTAAACCACTCTGCCAACTTTCCGTATTTTGCGGTCTATCCCGGATTCGAACCGAGGTTATCTCATAGACAGTGAGACGTGGTAACCACTACACTAATAGACCAAATTTTGTGGACCGTCCCAGATTCGAACTGAGGACTGAAGCTTGCAAAGCTACCGTGTTAGCCAACTATACCAACAGCCCATTTTAGTTACCCCCCAAGGATTCGAACCTCGATTAAGTGGACCAAAACCACTTGTCCTGCCGTTAGACGAGAGGGTAATTTAGTTGCGGGAGTGGAAATCGAATCCACCTAGAGAGGCTTATGAGACCCCTGTGTGCACCAGCTCAACTTCCCCGCAATTTAATTTGCTGACTAATAAGGATTCGAACCTTAATCCTGCGTCCCCTTTCTGAGATTGAATCTCGTACTCCGTTCTGCTGTGCTCCATTACACCATAGCCAATCGACAGTTTCGAACCTGTCAGTTTCAGGTTAATTACTCCTGAAATTTGATTTTCGTATGGGATTCGAACCCATGGTCTTCGGGCGTTCAGCCCGCGTTCATTCCGCATAAACTAAACGAAAAAACTGTTACACATTTTCATCGGCAAACTACTCATGAATATCAGACCCCCTATAATACTTCCGACCCAATTGCCGTTAGGTCGTTTTCATACCCAGGGTTTGGTGACTCTAGTGGGAATCGAACCCACATTGTAAATTACATGTTAAATGCTTTAACTTTTTGCTCCAATACTAGTATTAAGGAGTGTTAAACCAATCAACCATCATTCACCCAATTTCACAGATTGACTGTTATAGAGTCATATAGTAGCCCGTACGAGAATCGAACTCGTCTTTACAGGTTGAAAACCTGGTATCCTAACCGATAGATGAACGGGCCATTTAGCGTCCTGGGAAGGTTTCGAACCTACGACCTAGCGGTTAACAGCCGCT